TAGATAATCTTATACTTGAGGGTGGTATTGAGTTTGCAGGAATTGATCCAGAAAGTGGAGAAATGCTGTACTCCCTTACACCTAAAATAAGAGATTTAATGCCAGACTTATACGAAGAACATATAAACTTCATCAATGCTGATCTAATGTCTCTTTGGCAAAAAGGTTTTGTAGATATAGACTTCTTCAGCGATGACCCACTAATAAATATAAATGATAAATATTATGATGAAAATGAGGTTGCAAAGCTTTCCAAAGAAGAAAGATGGTCTTTGAGGGAGCTCAAGAGAGCCATAGACTCTCAATAAGTCTGATATAATCAGAGTGTAAACAGGAGGTTAATTATGTCAGACAAGGATGCAAAAGCCATTCAATCATCAGCTACCCCTGAAAACCCATCAGATTTTATTAATCCTGAAGCTGGTATGAAGAAGCCTGCAACAATGCCAAAAAGAAGAAGAAAAAAGAAGACTGAAAACAAAGCAGTTGATCCATCAATGATGATGCAGGAAGTTATTAAAGAAGGTGACTTTGTAATGGGCATGACATCAGAAGGAATGGTTCATGGCATGGTAGAGCACATTATGATTGAGGGTGGAGTATACGGAGTTCCTGGAACAGAGTATGCAATTCAATCTATGCCTCCAGAAAATCCAGCTATGGCTGTTAGAATTTATGAAGAAGAAGATGGCAAGTGGGAACCAACAGCATATAGTATTGGAATGATGTACAAGGATGCTGAAATTATTGATATAAACAATCATAGCATGGAAGATGATGAAGAAGACTATGATTCTGAAGTTGCTATGGCAATGTATGATTCATCAATTGGCAAATCAGAAGATTATTATTCAGATGACGAAGAGATGGATAAGTGGGATAATATTACAAAAGCATGTTGGGTTGGATATACTCAACAAGGTATGAAAGAAAAAGATGGTCGCATGGTTCCTAACTGTGTTCCTGTTAAAAAGTCAAATGAAATGGAAGATGAAATGGAAAAAGCTAAGAAGCCTAATTATGGAGAAATGATCAAGCCAAGAAGTGGTGGATCAAAACCAACAAATCCTAGACTTTATGCAACAGTTGTCCAAGCAGCAAAGGATAGGTTTGACGTTTATCCTTCTGCCGTTGCAAATGCTTGGGTTGTGCAAGAATACAAACGTCGTGGTGGAACCTATAGTTCTGAAAAGTCAATTAGCTTAGATCTTTGGAGTGGGCAGTTTGATCCAAGAAAGTTTAATAAATAATGGCTGATACATATAAACCAAATGATGGCATGAAAGCTGCAGCACGTCGTGCTTTGAAGTGGAAAGAAGATGGAAAGGCAACAGGTGCTGGAACTCCAGTAGGTTGGGGAAGAGCAAGCGATATAGTTGCAGGAAGATCAATGTCTCTTGATACTGTTAAGAGAATGTATTCATTTTTTTCTCGTCATGAAGTAGATAAAAAAGGTAAAGGCTTTTTTGATGGACCAGAATTTCCATCTAACGGAAGAATTATGTGGGATGCTTGGGGTGGCGATGCAGGATTTTCTTGGAGCCGTGCCATTGTTGAAAGAGAAAAAAAGTTTTGGCAGGGCAGCCCGTTTAATTTTAAGGGGTAAAAATGATACTAGCCTTATCTATTGGCTTGACATTGATAACCTTTTGCTCTATACTTTTAATAGTAGTAAAAAAGCGTAAAAAGTATTTTGCTAAACTTGTTTATACTCAAAGTAGTATTCATCAAATAGTAAAAAGTTTTTTACCAAAAGATCTTTTTGAAGTACCAAAAATGCTTTCTCAATCAAGAAAGCATGTTCGTAACAATACGGTAAAGGTGCTGATAATAGAGGGTAGTGCATACTGGGTACATAACAATATGTTCTATGTGGCAGATGCAGTAAATGGGGAAGTAGACTCAGAAACTGTTAGGCCAGTTGACACAAACAATATGTCAAAGCGAGATATTGATAAGATGCTATTCATACTGGATAGCTTAAAGAATGGAAATTCTGATGATAGTAGCAGTACATGGAACGGCTGACTTTAATAATTACCAAGTCTTTCTTCGTGCCATGAGTGTTGCTCTTTCTGGGATGCAAGATGGAGACAAAGAGTTTACAGTTTATTCTGCTGGGCCAGCTTCAATAAACTCTTTTGTTTCTGAGTTTTGCAATCTATCAGAAAGAGGCATGAAATCTCGTGGAAGAAAAATTAGGTTCTATAAAGTTCCTGCTTCCTGGGTTGAAGAAAACATATCTAGCGTAAACTATCTTGCATTTTTGGGTAAGCCAAAGCAGGCTGTATCAAGACTTGTTACAACTGCAGAAAAAAATAATATTGAAGTCGGAATTTTTAGATACTAAGGGGTAAAAAAATGATTGTAAAAGATTTAAAGACAATGGAACAGATTGTAGCAAAGAACTACAACTTACATTGGGATGGTTGGACAGTTGTAGAAACTAAGCAGTCTGATGTTGCCAAGACTGCTGTTAATGGAATTCGTCGTAATGGTAAATGGTTTTTGGCAAAGACATTTGTACCTGATCGTAATGGCTGGGATATTCCAAATAGATATAAGGAATAAAAATGAAGCAACACTTATGGAAAGATGAAGGTGCTTGCCTAGGATCAGATACAAACTTATTTTTTGATAAGTATGAAGATGATGAGCTTATGAGACCAATCATAGATAATCTATGCCAGTCATGCCCAGTTCAAAAGATATGTTTTGCTAACGGTGTATCTAGTAAAGAGTGGGGTGTATGGGGTGGTATATACTTAGAGAATGGTGAAATATCACGGGAGTTCAGTAGACACAGGACAAAAGAAAAATGGGGTGAGATGTGGAAATCTCTAACAATGGAGAAGATGTAACTAGCTTTGAATCAATGTGTGCCATCCTTGGTGAACTTTGGATGGACTATAAGTCTGATAAATATTTTAAAGATTTTATTGAGTACAATGATATTGGTTTGCCAATTGCATTTTTAGTTGATAACGAATTAGTTGAACCAACAGTCCTAGCAAAGCAGTATGTTTATGAAACATGGGATATTTTTCTTGCAGCATTAGAAATAAAAGAAGATCTTGGCTGGGAATCTTTAGAAGATTTATTTCACTATGTAGATAAGAAAGATAACAGATAATGTATACAGATTCAATGCGTAGAGCGTTTCATGCTATACAAGCACCTAAAGGTTTTTCTGTTCAACTTATTGACAATGAGCACTTTCTTACTATAAAATTAGATGAAAAACAATTTATTCATTTAACGCATGATGAAAAAATAGCAGCATTACAGTATGTTGTTCAGCTAAAACATGGATTAGAGATGGAAGGCGCAATTGTGCTAGTAACAAGAGAGGCATTGGTATAATATATATTATGGAAATTATAATCATACTTGGATCTTTGCTTTTTATTTCATTATCTGCCCTACTAATATTATATGTTAAGGTCAGAGCATTAAAAAATAATGTAAAAAAGCTTTCTGTAGCATATTTAAAAATTGAAAATTTAATGTCATCTCAAACTAAACTAGACAATGATGCTCATCAAGAAAGTTTTATTAAGTTTCTTTCTGATTCTCGTGACTCAGCATTTGATTATATTGAAGAAGTTCAGTCTGGTCTAAGTGATTTTGTATTAGAAGTTGACCCACTTATTAGTTATTTTGATGAGTACGGTGACATAATGGGCATGATTCCTAACTATGATGGCATGAAAAAAATATCTATTGAATTTAAAAAATTAAAAAAATTATTACCAGGAAAATAAAAATGAAAATATATTGGTTTCAAAGAACACCTACCTTTAATTTTAAAGAGCTATCTGAGCGATTAGAGATTTCTGGTTTTACGGGAATTCTTTTCCCATATTCTTCAAGTGGTCCTGACTATTTTATAGATATAGCTCATTCTATAGACACAAAATTAAAGATAAAGTACATGGTTGCAGCAAGGCCTTATGCTATTACTCCACAGCAATTGGTGAAAATAAAAGCATCAATGGATAAAATATCTAGAAATAGAATACTTATTAATTTTGTAACAGGAGCGATACCTGATGAAGAAAAAACTATTAGTACGATTGTGGGAGATATCAATGATTTATCTTCAAATATAGAAAGATTAAACTATATGGAACAATACTTAATAAAATTAAAAGAAATAAAAGACATTCTTCCTCAATTTTATGTATCTTGCACAAATAAGTTTATATTTGAAGCAGTCAAAGACAACAAGGTTATAGTACCCTATTCATGGTATAAAACAAAAAATCTTGATCTACAGCCACAAAAGTCTATGGTATATGTTCTTGCAGCAATTAGAAAAAATAAAAAGGAACTGGATAGTTTAGATAGGGCTAATTTCTTGCAAGATACAGAGTTCTTCACAGAAAATGAATTTAAAGATTTTGTTTTATCTTTAAAGCAAGATAATTTTGATGGAATCTTAATATCAAATAATGTTACTGACCTTGAAACAGACATTATATTAAAAGTAATAGAAGAAATTAAAGAAGAAAGTGTGAGATAATTTAATATGGAATTTTATTATTTTGGTGGCTATTTTGAGGAAGGGTTTATATCTAGACTAGAAGATAGTGGATTTAGTGGTGTAATGTTTACACATGACTTATCACAAGGTGATATGTTTACAAAAGTTGCAAGGGATATAAAATCTACAGAAAAAATTAAATACTTGGTTGCAATAAGGCCATACACAATTTCACCACAATACCTTTGTATAATTAACAAATCTATTAACTCAATAATGAAACAAAGACTACAAATAAATTTAATTTCTGGATATCCAAAAGAAAATGAAATAGATTTTGGTGGAATATTAGGAAATGTTAATGACTTATCAAGCAAGGTTGATAGATCAAAATATCTTGTTGATTATGTAAACACCTTAAATACAATGCCAGGAAATCAGGATTACATTAATAAATTAGATTTTTATGTATCAACAACAAATCAGTATGTATTAGAAGCAGCACAGATATATAAAAATAAAATAATTTTACCTTACAGATCCTATATAAATCAACACTGGTCTGTAGACAATAATAACCCTGATCAATTATTATCAAATAAAATAAATCTAAAAGATACAGATGCTATGATAGCAATGACCCCAGTATTTAGAAAAACAGAAGCAGAGCTAAGCCTTTTAGATGGATATGTTATAAAACCAGCATGGCGTAAAGGAGAGTTAGAGCATTCAGTAACTGATGTTGAATATTTTACCTATGAGCAATTTGATAATTTTGTAGATAAGCTTGAAAAAGATGGAATAAAACAAATATTAATGAATGCTTGGCCACCTGAAGAAAGAGATGTGGTTATAGAAGCTATAAAAGAATATACAAAACAAAAAAAATTAAAACAACTATTATCTATTGAGGAGAAACAATGAAAGATATTATTCTATCAACACTAACAGGTTTTGGATGCGGTGTCGTGTTCGCAGCATTCAAATTGCCAGTACCAGCACCACCAGTTTTTGCGGGAGTCGCAGGAATTATTGGTCTATGGATTGGCTTTACATTACTAACACGAGTTATATCCTAGGAGGAATAAAATGAATACAGAACAACTAAAGGCACTACTAGCATCATATGGTCGCTCAGTACTTGCATCAGGTCTTGCCCTATACATGGCTGGCGTAACAGATCCAAAGGATCTATGGACAGCACTTGTTGCTGCTATCGCACCAGTAGCAATCAGAGCAATAAACCCTAACGACAAGGCTTTTGGCGTATTGCCAGATGCTAAGGAAGTAGAGAAGGCTCTAAAGTCTGCTAAGGCACCTGTAAAGAAGAAGGCTGCTGCTAAAAAGGCTGCTGCAAAGTAGTTATATTATGGAGGCCAGCCTAGAAATAGGCTGGTCTTCTTTTATGCTATTATGGATTAACATGTCAAATACAGCGCTAATAATGTGTACTTATATTAGGTTTGAAAACCTTAAAGTTACTTTGCACTGCTTAAATAATCAAACAGATAAAGACTTTGATTTTTATATTGTTGACAATTCTAATAGAAACGAAAAACTTTTACAATATTTAGATAAATATAAAGGGACTTTAAATATCTCTGTTCATAACTACGCAAATGATTTTAAACAATTTGCTAGATTTCTGTTGGCAAGAGACCTTGCTGAAGAAGGATATGAAAAAATAATATTTATTGATGACGATGAAATAATTCCAAATACGTTTATACAAGAATGTCATAGACAATATGAAAGAGATTGTATAAAATCTTTTTGGGCACACAAGATTAATTCAAGATACAAAAGAAAGATTAAAATTGTTGGTAATGAGTTAGGCAATTATGCTGGCACAGGTGGTCTTATCTGTGAATCTAAGCTATTCTTAAATGAAGACTTTTTTGATTGTCCCGAAGAATATTGGATCATTGATGATCTATGGTTATCTTATTATATATTAAAGTTTACAGACTATAAGATTAAAGAACTTAGAACAAATATTGAATTCATAAAAGATAGAAAAGCAACGTTTATGACTCTTGGAGATTTGAAACAAAGATTCTCAGAAGAGTTTATCCTTCCAGAATCTGAAGGTATTGATTCTTTAGAATAGATGGATCAAAGTTTTCAAACCCAATAGTTGCAGCTTTTTCTTTTTCTGCTTTTTTATCACTGTTAACATAGTTATCAATTCTTTTAGCAAGCTCTTTGGGATCAGCCTCATATACATCTAATTTAACTCTTGTCATAAGTGTGTTTATTTTTCTTGAAGGAATTAGCCAATCGTTTGGAAGAATTTCATTGTTTGGTGATATATCAGTCATAAAGACTGGCAGCCCACTCATGAGTGCTTCATTCATTGGCAAGCACAGACCAGCATATCTTCTTGGAAGAACCATGGCATCAAATCCTTCATACATTGATGATCTATGGTCAATATTACTTATATCAATAGTAAGTCTAGGATCTTTGCAATTAACTTTAAGTTCCGTCTGACTTCTAATGACCAACTCATAGTCAGCTGTTGAATGCTCAAGCATATCAATAACAGTTTGAGTACCATTCCTATCCTGGGAAGCTGCCTTACCACCAATATGAAGAATTCTTTTATGATCTTTCCCAAGATTATTATTTCTTGCAGAAGCAAACTCAGATGAGTCAGTAGGTGGCGGTAGATGAATAACGACAGTATCATTGCCAAACTTACTAACAACCTCATCTATTTTCCAATAACTAGGGGCAATCATATAGCTTGGTAAAGGCATATCTGGTTTATTTAAATGATCAAGAAACTCATAGTTATATTGCATTAATGTTTTAACATTACGTCTTTGTGAAAGGTGAATAAAGTGTGGATGGTAAAAGGTTTCGCATGTAAGTACAGAATTTAGTCCATCCATAAACCTAGCAACCTCTTGCTTAGTTGGAAAACCATCTGTCATGATTACGTTATAGCCATCATACCACTCAGGATATTGTTTATTATTATTAAATTTTGCAGAGTTAATTAAAAGAATCCTGTCTGGATTTAGCATTTTAACCAGATCCCTTGTCTGATTTCCCAATCCACTATTATCACATCTTGCAATTATTCCAAATGTCACTCTTTATATCCCCAGGCATCATCGTCTACTGTAAATTTTTGTGTACCTTCACGGCCATCTAAATGATAAGAGCGTTTTATGTTGCCTTCTGGATGATATATCCAAAGCTTGTGAGTATCCCACCCATCATCTTGAACCTTGCCATGAAACCTATCTTCAATAAAAGTTTTTTCATCAGAAAAAGGTAAAACAATATCACGATAATACTTTACTGCACTTATATGTGGGCGCTGGCTCCACTGAATTGTTTTCATAAAACCATCTTCAATGCCCAACATCAAATGATTGTGTTCAAAAGGAATAGATGATTCAAAGTGAAATCTAATTGTATTAGCCTTTTCATATTCAATCATATCTAAACATTTTTGCCAATCAATCTCATAGTCTGGGGTAAGTGGCGCATCTCCTTCAACATAAAGCATTGCAGAAGTATTAATGATATCAATTGTTTCCTTCATCATTGTTGTTTGGTGACTGTGTTCATCAAAAATTATTGGTAAAACATTTTTCCATTCATGCAAACACTTCCATAAAATTCTATTTTTGTATTCATCATAATCTGCTTTACGAGACAAACGTTCTTCACGCAAGCCATCAATTTGCAGTATAATCTCATTGTTAGGAAAGTGAACCCTAATTGCAGAAATTGTTTCATCAATTATTCTTGTATCTGGGTGGCTTGGCAATACAGAGGTAGCAATAATAATCGTTACATCATTTTTATTCATATAGATCCCTCATAACTTTAATAGAAAAATCTCTTTTATATTTAATCCACCAGCATACCACTTGGTGCATATTGTTTGGATAGTTACTAATAAGATTAGGAAGGATTTCTTTTAGTTTATTCCAGTCATCAATCTTTTCAATTGGCACTCCCGCAGGGTAAACATAGTTAAAATAATCAATCATTTCACCTTTAGAATCAATAAGATCACCAACAGGTAAAGCCAGCATTTCAATGGCCTCAAAGAATCTAAAGGTGTCTATAACTTGGGCACCAGCGGGGGCTGGAACAACTCTAGCCTTTGATAGGGTGCGGTAGTACTCTTTAGGCTGTTCTCCCTGTGCAAAGCCCTTTGTAGGCTTATAGAGGGCATTGGGAAGGTCTGGCATAACCTCTGCTAACTGTTGTCTACGCTGATGGGTTATTTGTCCACCAAAATAAATGTCATATTCTTTAACAGGATAATCAGGTAGGTTAGACTTTAAATGCTGAGGTGGACCAATAAAAAATTTATTATATTTTTCATGTTTTTGATGTGGGTATTGAACCCAAATAGAAATATTAGGATGACTAATTTTATCTACATTAAATTGAGCGCTTTCATCACCAGTTATAAACAAGACAACTCTATCAAGGTTTTTTAATTGGTTTGATATTTCTTTTTCTTTACCAGCATTTCCATGTCCAGGAATAACAACAAACCCACGATCTGCTTTTGGTATTTCTTTTACAACTATCTGACTAACATTATTTTTTTCAAATGTTTCTTTAAGTAATCCATAGTCCCATTTACCATCCGCAGCATCAAGTGGATCAATAGAATATATGTATGCATTAGTCATTTTGTAGCCCTAACAAACATCCACTCAGGATGCATATGATCTGTAAAGATTAAGTTTTTAAATCCTGCACTACTCAGCATTTTTTCAATTTCAAACCTTGATGTTTGATAGGAGTATGGAGAGTTCTCTTCCCCAACAACAAACTGAAAGAATAAAATACCATCAACTTTTAATTTTTCATAAGCAAGTTTTATGTAGTTAATCTTTTCTTGGTGTTCAATATGTTGAAAGACTAACATTGAATATACAAGATCAAGGTTGTCTGCAAGTTCTTGATACTTTATATTATCTCTTTTAGGTGCAAGGTTTATCATTTCATCAGATATGTCTATCCCATAAAAGTTACACTCTTTGTGCATATCTGCAAAAGGAACTAGCAGTCTGCCTATTCCGCAACCAATTTCTAAAACACTATTCCATTCGTGATTATTATTTTTTATAAGATCCAAAAATGTTTCCGTAGTTGCCCACTCATCTGCAATATACTTATACCTTACATCTGGATCTTTAGCAGCGTTATCCCAAAAAGTTTTAGCATGATTCATAATAAAGATGCACCTCATGCTGATAGTCTAAAATTATTTCAGTATATCCTAATCCCTTGATCCATTGTCTAAGATTATATAAAGATTCATCCCATTGCTGTAACATAAACTCAGGGTGTCCAGATA